TTATATTGTTCGGGAGAAAGACGTTTTATCGTGTTGAGACTCGTCTTTATCGCAGGATCGAGTTTTCCTATGATATTCGTTTCCATCGCAGAATACCTAGCATATCGCGTCATGTCTGCCTTGCTCAATATTCCGTCTACGGCGTACTTCTCGTATATCTTGCTCATCTCAGCGCGTATCTCATCAAGTGCCTTGCGCAAGACGGCCGCCACCCTGCGTTCATATTGAGCCTCGCGTGCAAGTAACGCCTTGTATGATTGCTCCATCAGTCGTAATCACCTACCACAATCTTTGGCCTGCACCCATACTGGATATGTCCACAGTTGGGACAGACCGCCTTCACCTTGTCGAGTATGTCAGTATCGGCACGGTCAATTTCATCATCACCAAAGGGGTTCATCTTCTGTCCACACTCATCGCAGGTTATTTGCCATCCCCCTCTTTCAGTTCGACCATCAAAGGTCTTAGATCAACGCCAGCGTTTCTAAGGACGTTGTATAATCCTATCTCAAGGAAGATTATCTGTTGCTCTCTCAGATTCACTTTGAGTTGCCAATTTATGGCCTCGATGATTTCATGGATCATCGTCGATTCCTGGTTTTGCCTTGGCATACCAGTACAAATGGTTATATTTAGATCGCCGCCGTTATGCCGCCCCATAAATGCTAGCTTTTCAACTGGTGCAGATTCCGCCTTAATCTTATAATCATAGGCAAGTATTTTCATCCTTGCGCCATATCTTCTGGGACATTCTCGATGTCCGGCATCATCGCCTTGCTATCCTCGTCTTGCCGCGCCAGTTCTTCCTCGACATCGGGGATGATATCATCAGGCATGACATCCGCAACGATGTACCTTGAGAAGCCGGCACTCTTCATCGTCAGCGCTGTGTCAGCAAACTGCTTGATGTCCAACGGCACGTTGCGCTTGTGACTGATACTAACCATGTCGGGCGTGCCCACCATGCGCCCCGCCTTGCCATAAAGCAAAGTAATGAGTCGTATACGTTCCGTGAGTCCGACATCGAAGTCCGCCTCGGCGCTGGATACCACGTTCTCGAAGTCGAACAGCAATCGTTGAATCGCGATCCCGCTTGCACCCGACATCTTCTCTCCCGTGAAGTCGGGAACGTGAGATTGAACATGAATCTGGTCGCGCACAAAACCGCTCATCCAGGATATGAACTCGGTGGGGATGTCTTTTGTCAGATACTTGATGTCGGCGTCTTCCGGTAGATTCTCGAATACCCGGTATCGTTTGAGATTAGCCAACACCTGAGAGAACACCCCAGGTTCCTTTTTCTTTGTAGGATCAGTAATCCCGAACTTCTTCATTATCAAGTACGCCGCCGCGAACTTGTCATACTCATTCATGCTGTCGCTTATCAGTACATCATAGGCGTCGATCAAAGGAAGTACGGGTTTGATAACGCCTAGCATCTCATCGCCGAAGTAGTAGGCAATGACGGGAACCTCGCCAAAGAAATTGATCTCTGTTCCTGTCGCCGTCAGTTCCCACTTGTTGTTATTGCTCTCCCGTTTACGGTCGTATATCTCAATATGGTCAAGGTAGTACACCTCGACTTTGTAGTGATCTTTCGTAATCTGGTAGAAGCGGATCGCCATTACTATCTTCGGTTCTGAGGAATAGTCGTACAGTAGGATCATCTCGCGCGGGTCAACTGAGAAGAATCGCGGTTCTGCCTTGATGGACATCTCGGCATCGAGTGCCTTGTCGATGTAAAGCAATTCGTATGCCACGCCGAAAATGCCAGTGTTGCGTCCCGCGCGCGAAGTCTTGATGTGCTCGTTGTTCAAGTTGAATGTTTCTTGAAGCTCCTTCATGTAAATCTCAGCAGGAGTAGTGACCTTCTCAACCGGCGTAGTCTCTTCCCCTATCGCCTTTTTCTCTACTGGCTCTGCTTTCTGCTCTACGGCCTTGTATGTGATGTATCGCGGGCGATAGGCATAGCCGGTGAACGTGGTGATGATCTTGCGCCCGTAGGGGATGGGCACCTTGTTGTCGGGACTATTAGGGTCGCTCGCCTTGCGCGAAAGGATGGTGGTATTCTCGCCTTTGTAGTACGACCATAGTTTGTCGAACTCCTTGACCTGCGCCTTCTCGTATTCGTCCATGTAGGTCAGGATGTCGTCAGGTGTGAGAACTGTCTTGTCGGTCTTTTGCAATTGCATATATTTTCTCCTATAGCCCCAGCTCCCCCGCGCTCCATTCGGGCATCACCGCTATATTGTATTTGTGCGCAGGATAGAAACAGAGTAGCAAAGCATCCGCCCTATCGGGCGAGTGACCTATCCGTTTCTTGAACTCTTTCTTCGGCTCTATCTTGCGCCGTCCCTTGGTATCATAGTCATACTGTCGCCCTGCTAGTTCCTGCATAAGCACAGGATCATCGGGTATGTCTGCCTCGTTGATAGGGAACTCAAACCACATTTCATCGGCAACACTCGTATACAAATCCTTATCGTGCGGCTCGCCGCCGAAATTGATCGGCATAACATTCGCGCTCAACTCATTCAACCTATCTGTCACCCCGCCCCCCAACCCTGTATCGTCGCACTTGATAGGGATTGACGCATCGTGCCTCGCTAGATCCCACGCCTCCATCGCTGTGCGTTGAGTATCTTGCCCTGCAAACTCACGTTTATCAATCACTTTCACCCCATGGCGCTTGTACATGACTGTAAGATCATCACCGAACCGCGCCACGTCAACACCTATCTCATAGGCACCCTCGGCTATAATATCCCTATCCATCGCGCCTCTGATAGCAGTCCTGGACATGATGGCCTTCTGTCCCTGCTTGCGCGGTTGCCCGCCCCAGATATGCTCGGCCTGGTCGGGATCACGCTTGCGGTCCTCCTCCATTTCCTTCTGGAGCTCGAATGTCCACCAAGGATTGTCAATAGCGCCTGGTTCAAGCCAGATGACCATAGAATCCGAACGCGGATGACGCACAAATCGCTCATAGACAGGATCAGCCTCTTCCTCGCGGTTGAAAGAAATCCATATCTCGCTGCTTGCCTTGCGGATAGTCGGGATAAGTAGATCAAGCGAATCCATGCTGACAGTCGCGCCTTCCTCTACCCACGCAATATCGACGCCCTCGTATCCCTTGATCTGAGCTGCGGCTCGCATATCCTTGAGTCCACGAAAATGGAAACGCGACCCCGTAGGCGATTGGATATACTCTTTCGTGATAATCCATCCTGGATAATGCAATCGGTCGATTGTCTGTATAATGAGCCGGTAAACTGATTCTTCAAGCGACAACTGAATCTCACGTGTGCATAGCACTTGTATCTTTTCCCTATGCGCCCGTTGCACAAGTAGGGAAGCTATTGACCATGATTTAGCACCAGCACCGCGCCCACCATAGCAGACCTTGATACGCGCTTGTCCACGGAATGCCTCCAACTTAGGGGAGACTGATTCTTCGAGTAGGGTTAAATATTCTATCTCTTCCTCAGTTGTGAGTGGCAAGTTTCTTCCCCAACTCTTCGATACGCGCCTTGCGTTCCTCGGCAGTCAAGGCGTGATAAAAGTCTATCGACCCGCTATGCTCGATTGATTGAACATCTTTCCAGCCGAGTTGCTTGAGGGAAAAGATACAGCCACTTGCAATATGCGGCATCCCAGAAAGCATCAACTTCTCAAGTCCTGCTTCTTTTTTTGTGACGCACTCTTTAATAGCGTGAGTCAACTCTTCATACTGATAGAGTTGTGTCCTGTCGATATGATTCTTGTATGCGAACTCGGCGAGGATGGGTATATTTGTCCTGTCTATATAATCGCGCAAGGCTTCTAGCAGTTCTGCGCGTGCGGTAGGAGTCCATCGTGTGACGGGGTGGCCGGGCTTTCGCTTTGTGATTGGCTTTTTGTTGTGTTTAGATACAGCCATTTCTTTGTATGGTATCACACATATATAGTGCTAGTCAAGGATGGCCGCTTTGGGTTCAACGGCCTAACCGTCCGGGCCTTGCCAGGCCATACCTTGCCATGCCCTGCCATGCCTCGCCTCGCCTTATATCCAACAACGATTTTTCTTTCACGCCCCATCTATCACCTTCTGCACGTCCTCGACCGAGCACGCTAGAATCACAAGCCCGCCATGGGCATGCACGCGATTGAGCCACTCGCGCTGTTCTTTGCTCACGACACCTTCCTCGCTCTTCACCTCGATGGCCAGGAAGCGCCCGCCAGGAAGCATGCCCACGATGTCTGCCATCCCCGGCGTCTCGGGATGATTACGAGACGAATGCGTCGACCACGCCGGGATCTGCCGCCAGCGCAGGTACGTGAGGATGTCGAGCTGGATCGTCGCCTCGCGAATCTCGGGCAACGTGAGGCCAAGGTGCGCAGGATCGTGATGTCGCTTCATCGTCTCCCCCCTCCCTCAGAATGGAATCGCGTCCAGCTCGTTCGTCGATCCCTCTACAACACCAGCCGCCGGCGCCACCATGTGCAGCCTCGCCCTCGCCTCGGCAGCGAGCCGCTCGACCTCCGCGTCATCCTCCGGCGTCGGCGTGTGCAGCTCGAGTACGTACGGCGTCTCCGCCCTCGGGGGACCTCCTCCCTCCGCTCGCCATTTCCCGATCCAATCCCACTCGAGTAAACCTTTCGCGAACCATGAGGAGGGCTGCCGCGCCTTCGCCGCCTTCGCCAGCGCCCAGGCGATGAACGTCTCGCAGTCAACGCTTTTGGCGATGAGGAGAGCTGCGATGTTCTCGAGCTCGGCAGGGGTGGTGAGGATGCTTGCGTCGGCCAAGCGTTTCTTGAGAGCGGTGACAGAAAGGGCAGCGGCGGCGGGCGGCGTTGCGTCTACGTCAGTTCTCGCCGCGATAACTCCGCTACCGCTCTGCTCTACTCTACTCTGCTCTACTCTACTCTGCTCTGTTGGATTGATTTCGCGAGAACTACCGTTTATCTGAGTTCTCGCCGCGAGAAGTGCAGCTTGACGTTCTGAATCGGCCTTTCTCTTCGCGAAAAGTGTCTCAAACCGCTCTTTTAGCCGCGAGCAAGTAAGGGTGGCGGTTTCCATGTCGCGCTGCAGGAGGCCCAGCTCGACACAATAGTCCCACACTTCAAGTAACTTCTTAACATCAACCTCAAAATCTGCTGCCAGAAGTTCCGTATTCACGGGAGTTATCTCAGCGATAATCCCGTCAGAATCAGTCAAAACCTCAAGCGTCATGCACCAAATGGAGTAACCTTCTGCCCCGAATCGGCGCCGCAGGGCACGGATCTTGAGGTCATTTCGCATGTCCTTGTCGTGTCGGAACCATTCCGCGTCTTGTTTGGGCGGTCTTCCCATGCCTCTACTTTTCCTCTCTCAAGCTCACCTTGATGTGCTTGCCGTCGACGCGCTCCGCCCTC